GCTAGACGATCAACATTTTATGCAATGTTGATCGTCTAGCTTCTTGTTCTGACAACAATGTACCTAATACTGTTAAAGGTATAGTTGCTCGTACTAAACGATCTTCCCCAACTGTATTAACAGTTTCGAAACTAATTTGTCCAATCGTTGTAGAAAATTTATTATTTTCATTACCCCAAGCAAATCGACCATATGGTAAAATTTGATCAATCAATGAATTCATTTGTGCGGTAAAATCACACCATACCATCATATCATATTCAATAGTAACATATTTAGGAATATCTACTACGTATATTTTTTCTGATTCTTGCGGTACATTTGTTGGGATAGGAAATAAATCATCTTGGTATCTATTTCGTTCATTGAATTTTGTTTTATAAACTCGTACGTTTTCAGATTGTGGTCGATTTACATCCAATGTTTTCATTTGATCACGTTCTGCTACGCTATTTCTTTTTAACATGATGACCGGAGATTGAAGCATTCCTTTTTCATCACGCAAATATCCTAAACGACGTACGTTATCCCATTTCTCTCCACTTGCAAAAATTACAGGGACTGATATTGTATCATCTTCTGTAATTAGTTGAGGTTGTATTTCATTTTCAATAAACCACTTAATTGCATAATCAATATCATAAGTAGTTCGTTTTGGAGTACGAATAACATCATCATCTCTGCGTTCTTGATATGCCCGATTCAACAATAGATCGTCAGTCAATCCTTCCGTACGGTTAGGATTAGGCTTATTTGTTTTTCGATCTATGTCCTGTCTATTCAGTCTAGGCATCAATATCCTTTATATGCAGGTGAATTATTATCTCCGCCTCTTCTTATATTTTTAATACCTTGCGGTGTTTGTCTTGTTGCGTGTGCGTCACATATTACCGATACACTATATCCGTGCTGTGATCCATTAGGCCATGTCTCTGGATTTTTCCCTACAAAATATTGATTTGCATCAACATTGTCTAATTCATAATATTCATTGTCCCAAAATATAATATCTCCAACTTCTGGATAAAATGAAGCTCGTTCTAAAATATCTCTAGATATTGCAAATTGTCCGGTACGTGTATATGTATGACCATAATCATCCATATTTGCCGTTTTTGTTTCTTTAGTAATCAAACACGGAATTAAAATAGAATTATAAAATGATTTTGCTTCAGATTCGCCATATATATTTGAAGCGCTTTTTTCAACAACCAATTTAAAAAATTCTATTTCAGTATCAATAATAGCATTAATCAATTCAGAATTAATTGCAGCTAAAAATCTTGCATCTCTAATACCACCAAACAATGCCATATGTCTCTCCTATCCAATGTATATTTTTAATGGTACTTTTGCTAACATTTCATTCATTTGCGTTGCTTCTGAATTTTGACGAGTCATCATTTGTTCCTTAGTCATCTTATCTAAGAATTCACGCAATTGTGTAATTAATTCTCCTTTTTCGGTTTGACCTTGTGATACTAAATCTGCTCCATTTAGTGTTACTTCACCATTTGGAATAGGAACGCTTGAATATTTATTTCGTACGTATCCTAACATTTCTTTTGTCAAAGCAATACCATATTTAATAATCCACGCACGCCCCATATCATTAATTCTCCCGTAGGTTTGATATGTATATGGTATATTTGATGCGTCCGAAATTACATTGTTTAAAAGTGCGGTATTACCAAATAAAACGCCTTCGTTAGTTTTTTGTGTATCAAATATAAATTCTACATATACTTTTGAAAAGAATGGCGTTGCAGACGTTGAACCAGTACCAGAAGTTGGCACAGGCCATATTTTTATATCATCACCATGTATTTCAAATGTATAATGAGACTTACGTACTTGATCATTAAATTCAATTGATTGCAGTCGGAACAAGTCGGCATTAACTGGCATCATCATGAATGATATAGATGGTGAAAATCCTCCAAATCCGAATGAATCCAATAATTGTTGTGAACCTAATCCAGTTCCAACAAATGGGTCAAAGTATCGTACAACTGCCGGTGGAGCATTGTGAAGTACTCGTTTTACTTCAACGGAACTAGTTGTTACTGTAATGCCCAATGATTGCGATATTGCAGCTTTTAAACTATATGTTTGTTGTCCAGGTACCATATCAATAGCAAGTGTTTGCCATTTTATATTTCCACCACTATCTGCTTCAGTACCATATGCTTTTGAAAGTTTAGTAATATAGCCAAACGTATTACCAACTAAAGCACCTGTCAAACTAGAACCACTTAAAAATGATGATCCTGTGTTAACACCTAATGTATTGATTAAATTGTTAACAATGTTAACTTGATTAACTTGATTTGAATATTCAATTGCAGCTGCTTCGAACGCCGTATAAAAATTTATATCTCGAAGCTCAACATCCATAATTGGGTAACCCAATTGTTGTGCAGCTGCTTTTGCAAACTTATCAGCATGGTTCTGGAATACAGAATCTGTATCAAAAAATCCAAATGGTGTTGAACCCGCTGAAAAAGACGAACTTCCTGGCCAAATTGGTTTATTTTCACTGTAATCCATTACTTATCCTCTTTATGTATAAATATCAATACGTTTCATTTAGAAGTTTTAAAATTTCATTTAATGATTCATGTCGATGATTATCTGTTAAAATGATTTCATTAACATATTGTGATTTTGTTAATTTCGGAACTTCATGAACTGCTGAATCATTTGAAAATTTTAAATCTATTTGATAACGGTCTCCTGTAAGTATCATGATACTGTCTTTGCCTAATCTAGATACTACCATTTGTAATTGTTGTTTTGTTAGATTTTGAAATTCATCTACAATACAAATTGCATTGTCAAATGTACGTCCTCTAAAATGTGCTAAAGAAACTAATTCAATATTTTCTTCCTTTTCCATTTTATCTAGTATCTCTGGTTTATTATAAACCTTGCGCATATTGCTACGAATTGGAACTAACCATGGATCCATTTTTTCTTGCAATGAACCTGGTAAGAATCCATTATCTTCATTTGATACAGTAGGTCGTGTCATGATAATTTTATCAATTCTACGTTTAAAAAACATATCTAATGCAATCTGAACTGCTAACAATGTTTTTCCTGATCCCGCTTTACCTAATAAAAAGTTAAATGGCGTTTCAATAATTTTAGCTTTTGCTTGTTTTTGTTCTTCTGATAACGTTACTGAAAATTTAATATCAGTTTTTGGTGGAGTTTTCTCCTTGTTTGTTATAGACATAAATAACCTTGTTAAAATTAAAATAATTTTGTAAGTGTAGATTCTTGAAGTGTCATGTCTTTTAGAGTTTCAATTTTCCCTAAACATGCTTTTCGCAATGCTAAATATGTTTGACGTGGCGAGTGTGGTGTCATAACTTTAATAGTTACTAATTCTTTATCAGGACCTAGGTCTTGTTCAATATGAACCATTAATACTAATGAAATTGCTCGTATACGATCTAATACATCAACTAATCGTCCATCATATCGAATAATGGATTGCATTGAATATTTGTTATGTGGAACTGCCATATTAATTTCTTTTTATATAAATATTCAAACAGTAAAAAAGGGTGACCGAAGCCACCCTCTCTTATTACCTTAACTAATTAAATCGTTAAATAATTAATTCAAATAACTATTAAATAGTATCTAAACCATGAACATATACTTTTCCGTAGAATTCAGAACGAACTACTTTCTTCGCGTAACGTGTCATGACACCTTTACGTGGAGTGAAGTTAACTGGATCATATACTAATGGAGTCATGATAAGTGGAATATAAGGACTAAATACAGCTCCTGTTTCAAGGAATTGTGATCCTCTGAAGCCCATTAGAATTACATTCTCTTTCATGTATGGGTTTTTGTAAACTGTGTAACGATTATTGATTGCACCAATTTTTTGTACACCTGCTGCAAATTCCATTTTAGTACCATCTGTATCAGCTGCAAATCCTGGGATAGACTCAAGGATTGTTGCTACTGCTGGACTTGTTACTAAGAAGTTAGCACCACCACGCAATGTTTTTTGGTGAATTTTATTAGATACTTTTTGAAGTTTAGTACCTAAAGTTTGGAACCATCCACCTTGTGTATTATAGAAACCATCTCCTAAACCTGCAGTAGCTACACCAGCTGCTAAAGTTGAGAATGCTGTTCCGTTCCAAATTGTATTGTTACGAGCTGACCAATACTCAGTTGTTGGCGCTGCTGCAATCAACATATCCAAGATCTCTAAGTCGATCTCCATAGATACATACTCAGACAACATTGAAGTCAATTCAGCTTCAGCATCAATTGAATGGTATGCATTTAAGTCTTGTGCAAACTCTGGAGTCCAAACTGCTTTCAACTTACGAGTCTTAGCAACGATTGGTTCAGATTGCATTTCCAAGTTAATTTCTGGAATATCGATATCGTAGTTATATCCATTTCCGTAACCCGTACGAGCGTCTTCAAAATCACCACGTGTTACATCAGTTGGTTGTTTGCTGTACTGTAATCTTACTGTATTAGCACCAATTGATGAACTGATGAATGCTGCATTTGCACTTGTAACAACGAATGATGCAGTGTAATTGCTTGTAATTGAAGAAAATGCTTGAACAGGAATGATTTCAGTTGAACCTGACAAGAATGTAAATGAACGAACTGCATACAAATCTGCATTTGTAGGAACGTTAACAGTTACCATTCGATAATCACTTGATCCTGAATAAACTGAATCAGCATTAACTTGTGCTGCAGTTGGAATAGATCCAGTTGCTGCTGTTACAATACTTGCTGTTTCGTTAATTGAATAACCGAAACGACCAGCACCATAAAGACCTCCTGATGGATCATTTGATGTTGTAGTAACACCAAACATTGAGTCATCAGCGTTAGGAGAACCAAATGGATCACCTGTACGGTTCAAGTTGTCACTATCAAATCCAGGTTGAGCTGTACCATATTTAAAATCTAAATAGAAAATAAGTCCTGATGGTAAGTTCATTGGTTGAACTGATACGAATTCTTTTGCAGCAAACTCAGCAAAAATACGACGTACCAATGGAAGTGCTACGCCTGCCCACTCTTCAGATCCTGCTGCTACACCCGTAGATGAAGCTTCTTTTACTAATTGACGTGCTTGGTTTTCAAGCAATTGAGCCATTCCGGCTTTTTCTGTTTCGCCTTTAAGGCCTTCTAATAAACCTGTTTTTTCCCACTTAGATGCCAACGCTTTAGCTTGGTTTCTTTGTACGAAATCATTGGTTTGTAATAAATTTGAAATACTCATGATTTCTTTTCCTTTGTTTTGTTTTGTTTTACAATAATCCTGCTAATTTTTTCCAACGATTTGCTAATTCAAATCCTTCAGATAAAACTTGTGTTGATTCTTTTGCAGGCGCAGTTGTTGCTGTCGGTTTTGATGCATAAGATTCTTTAACCACTCGTTTTTTCATTGTAGGACGTTTAAATGATTCAGCCAATGTTGTAAATACTAATTTTACTTCTCTTGTATTACCAGCTCTATCAAAGTTTTCAATTACTTTCATTTTTTGATTTTCTGATAATTCAAAATTGCGGAACAATTTGTTTGTGTAAAGAAGTTTTGCATTTAAAAGATTCACTTCAGAAAGAATACCTTTAAGTTGATTTACAGTAGCATAAGCTTCTTCTAAATCTTTCTTCATTGCTTCTTCAACAGCTGGTGCTTCTTCTTTTTCTGCTGGCATTTCTGCTTCTTCTTCTTCACGAAGGATAGCTTCAATGATTTCATCAATTGATTCGTCTACTGGCATTTCTTTTTCGTCCGCTGCATAATCATCACCTTCGTGAATCTCATCGCCGTCAGTACCAGCGTCTGAATAATCTTCCTCATTCAAATCACCTTCTAACTCACGAATGATTGCTTCTAAGTTTAGATCTTCGTCATCTGCACCATATTCTGCATTCATTTCGTCATTACCCATTGGTTGATCCTCAGCTGGCATTTCCATGTCCTCTTCGTCTTCACCACTCATTCCAATTTGGAAATCGTATTCATTTCCGCCAACTTCTGCAGATAACGTATCATCTGTCCAATTAAAGTCGTCTTCCATTCCTTCGTCACCCATTGGTGCTTCTTCTTCTCCTGCTGCTAGATCCATTTCTGGGTCTTCTACAGGCATTTCTTCGTCTTCACCCTCGATTTCATTTGTTAGTTTTGTAGCTAACATTCTTTCTAATCGTGGAGCAAAGGCTTCTTGTAAAGCAATTTTAGCGTTAGCTAAAGCAGTTTCTTTAACAGCTTTTGCGTCAGCGATTGCTTCTTTTAGCAAGTCTGATTTTGCCATTGTTTTCTCCTTAAATTTGTTTTTTGGAAATAAGATTATTCGGAATCTTAATAGAAATATAAATTACTAGACATTATATAGGAAATAATGTATTTACAAATAAATATGTGCATGTTTGAAAAACCAGTAAAAAAGCCCTAACTTTTTTAGCTAGGGCTTAATTTTGTAAATTAAAAAGAATTTCTATCTTTAATTTTTTGAATGAATTGTGCGTCTTGAAGTTGTTTTCGCCTTTTAACAGATCCTTTAATAAATTCTTTTCGATCTTTTGTTTTTTCTAATACTTCTGAATTTTTAATTTTTCGTTTCCATATCTTAAGAGCAAATGCTAAATCTTCTCTTAAGGAACCTACTACATTAACTGCTAAAGAATTACCGGGGACAATTGTTTGATGTTGTTTTTGTTTTTTGTTCATATAACGTTATTAAATTTTTCTTGATGCAATTTGTTGTGGTGATGTTGGTGCTGGAGCTTGTTCTCCTCGTACATTAAATCTAAAATGTTTAAGTTCTGGCATTTGTGCTAAATATCCCTGAATCTTTTGTGATTCAGTTCCTGGATCTTCTCCCAATCTAAAATAAAGATAAACTACTTTTCCTGTTTTTGCAATTTGTTTTTTAACTAATGTAATTCCTTTTTTTGCGGTCCATTGTTGTATTTCATTAGTAACTCTAACTGCATCAGCTGGATCGCGTAAAACAAATTCTACTCCGCCTCTGTAATCAGTTATGTTGTTAACTAATTTTGCTTCGTCAACTTCGCCTTCTAAACGAACATCAACACCAGTATCAGTTATTTTTTTAATATCTGCAGGTTTAGCGTCTTTAGGCATTTTTACAGCACCAGCTCCTGTGGGAGTTGATTGTTCTGTCAATCCGAAAAAATCTTTATATAATTTTTTAAATACGCTCATTATCTTACCTATATTATAATAATTCTTTTTTCAATATCCAAATTATTGAACATCAAAATATCTGTTTAAATGTTGACCAATGTTTTCATAAGCCATCGCCATTCGGTCTTGTGCTTCTTTTAAAGAACGAGCTGCATCTTCAAAATCGCGATAATCTTCATGCATTCTTTTATTGCCTTTTTTGTGTGCAACATTTGACATCCAATCATCACTTTCAGTCATAACACGCTCTGCACGTTCGACAATATTTTTAACACGTTCAACAAGTTCTTCTAAATTGCCTTTTCCATATACAGAATCACCCAATGCTGAAAAGTTTGCAATTTCTTGTACAAATGCTCGTTTTTCATCCTTAGACATTGGTTTTGGTTGATCTTCTAAAATAGTTTCTAGAATAAATTTTAAATTTGGTGTTGCCATTATATAATCCTACATTTGCCATCATCACATAAAATTGATGTAATAATGCTGTTTACTTTGCCGTATTTGTTTGGTTGTATATTTTTATTAACTGATTCATGCATGCTCGTAGGCCGCATAAAAGCCCCTTGTGTAGAAGGATTTGATACGAAGTCCCAACATATCAATTCAAAGTCTTCTTGTACTTCTACTACGCCCTCACTACGTAATTCTTTAACAGAACCTAAACCACGAGATGATATACCTAAAGTAATACCTGCTTTAAAAAGTTCTTTAAGAATTTTACCAGATGGTGTTTCTAGAATTTGTACCGCGCCACATAAATCATCGCCTTTCCACCAAATTTTAAGAACGTTGTGTGAAACGTTATTTAAATTGACTACTGACGATTCTGGATGATCTAATTCACCTAATGCTCTATGTTGGCTAATATATTCTTGTTGATATCTTTTACATTCTCTTTCTAAAATGTTTCTAGGATATATTCTACCGTTTTGATTCTTTGCTCCTGCACGCTGCAAAATTCCTTGTACAACAAAACCACCAGGTACGCCATATGCATCGCCAGATGATTCTGACAATGTTCCCATCGGCTTAAATGGCATATATTCTACGATAAGGTTTTTTGACATACTATTCTCCTAATGCTCTTACTCGTTCTGATATTTTTGTTAATCGTTCTGATATTTTTACTAATGCTTTATCTGCTGCGTTGCCAATTCCCATTCTAGATAAACCTGATTCAGTTTTTAATCTTGAAGTATGGTTAACTAATGTTTCAATTTCTTGAAGTTTTTTTGCTACCTCTTTAATTGTATTTTTAACTTTTTGTTCCGGCGTTAGTTTCGAATCACCTGTTGCAAATGCTCTATATGATTCAATAAGTTGTTCATACTTACGATCCATTGCTTCGTGAACTTGCATATAATTCGATGTTTTTTTAATAGGTGTAGATGTATCCGGTAAATTACCTACACGTGTTGTTGTATCTTTTATATTTGCAGTTCCATATGGTTGGTTGCTAAATTTAACTGGATATTCTTGATCTTTATTTGGCCATTTGTCGTTGACCGTTGAAAATGGAAATTTATCCTGAGACGTTTCTTCTCCAGATTCAGGTTGTTGATATCCTGTTTCTCTCCATTTAAAAGATGGCGGAGTATTTACAGATTCATATTTTATATCTTTACTTTTCCATTTACCTGGTTTGGCAAATGCTGCAGGTGTATTAAAACCAGCAACAGCTCCAGTAGCACTCATTTCATCGAGACCTTCGGGATTGCATTCGGGACAACCAGGTTTACCGCATGTACATGTTTCTTCTAAATCTTGAAACTTGTCTTCAATCTCTTTTAAAAATGATTTCATTAATGCATCTCCTTCAATTCGCGAACTAAATCAAAATAACGTAACAAAGAAAGTATATGAGATTCTTTAATTGTTTTCATGTTTTCAACCGTACAAAGCATTTCAGATAATTTTTGTACTTTGATTTGTGTTGCTTTATCTAAAATATGTTTTGATTGTTGCGCTAAATCTTTTTTGATTGCAGGAATAACAACTTGAACATATTCTTTTAAAGCAGCAGTATCATTTACATGAGTAATGTACTTGTTTAAAAGTTGTTTTTGAGATTCATCTAAACCTGAATATTTCTCGTTAAATTTATCTACAAGTAATTTATATGATAATAAACGTAGATCTTTTGGTTGTGATTCAAATGATTCTAAAACTGGATCTTTTATTGGTTTAACTTTTTCTGTGATCATTGCGTGTTGTAAAATAGCATTTTTACATTCTAACAATTGCTTCGGATTATCAGTTTCGTCATGTTCAAATATCATATTAATAGAAGCTAATACTTTATAGTTATTGATATGCATTTTAGACATATTAGTAAAAACAAATTTTTCAGAAATTTCTTTTACTAAATTATAACGCTGACGTTTTAATACCGTTTGATTTAATTTTGAATGTGTTGATTTTACAGTACGTATATAATCCAATGCTTGTGCTTCACTACGGAATTGCTCTTTTACTAATGCGTTGTAGAGTTGTAATTCTTTCGATAATTCTGTATTTTTGCCGAAATATTTTTTAATAATATCAACTGTTACAGTTTTATTCGAAGACAACGTTTCCGAAGTTAATTTACGCACTAACATTTCAAAAAGAATACCAGTATTCTTATATTTTGAATGTTTTAATTTCTTCATAGGTTTACGACCGTTTATTTTTAATATAAATATAATGTTTCTTACAAAATGTTATTTTCGTCCAATAACGTACCTTTGTCATTAGCATCATTATCTATTTTATTAGATTTTAATGATTCAAATAACATTTTAGATGTTTTATTTTTAGATTTAAGATGTTTTAGTATGTCATGATTTTCTGTCGAAATTGGTCGTACTGTTCTGTCTCTTCTTGCATCCGGTGTAAATGTTGATTTTTGGTTTTCTGGATCAAAGGCTTGTTTTAATTCTTTTCTACCTGTCGGATCCCATCCAAATGCATTTTTATGTTGTCCGGATTTTATTCCTTCTTTTGGTCTTCCGCCTAAATCTTTTTCTTCAACGTCATCACTGCTCATATGCATTGATGCTAAATCGTGTGGCGTTCCAAATGATACTCCGGTGATTGCTGGATCATTTCCTTCTTGTTCAATTTGATTTTGACGGAAACGTAATTTTAAATCTTCAACAATATCATTTCTTTGTTGCAGCCATTGATCTTCTGACATATTAAAGATATATTCATATATGTATTTGTCAGAAACTAATTTACTATCTTTCATTGATGTTGCTAATGTCATCTTTTCAGTCATCAATGCAACTTTTTGTTGATCGTAAATAATTGATGGTGCTGTTAATTCTAATTCAAATCCTACTAAATCTTCGCCTTCATAACCTTGTGCATATAAATGTACAATTGCAATTTTAGTTAATTCTGAAACTACAATTTTTTGAATACGTTCAATTGTTCTAGCAAAACGAATATCCATTGATGCTAAAGTTGTTTTTCCTTCTACACCTTCATCAAAGCCTAAGAATGGTTTAGGAACTTTAAGTGCAGCCATCATTTTGTTTTTAACATATTCAATATCATCCATACCCGTAAAAGTCATACCTGGTAAAGTATCAATACTAGTAGATGATTGACCTCCTCGGACTGGTAAGTAATAATCTTCCAACATGTTGTTAAGATTAAACTTTAAATTGTAATTTCCAGTTTGTGAATCAATATGTGGAATTTTTTTCATTTTATTGATAATTTGTTCCATGAATGAATCAACTTCATTTGGCGGAATATTACCAATATCAATTTTAAAAATACGTTTTTCAGGTGCGCGCATAATTCTGTGAATAAGCATTGCATCTTCTAACATCATTAATTTTTGAAATTCTTTACGAGCTCCTTCTAACATTGATCTACCATATGGTAAGAAGTTAGAATCTGATAACATTCGGAAATGTGCAATTTCAAAAACATCATATGGGAAATTTGGAGAGCCTACATGTTTAAAAGTAATTTTGTATTCACCCGTTACTTCATCATATTCTTCAAAACGTTCAATTTCGTAACTAGAAAATGGTCGAGCATTTAATACTCCAAGTTCATCTGCAATATCCAATTTCAAGAAAAAATCACCATATTTGGTCATGTTACGAATCCAGGTCCATAAATTGAACTCAATATTTAATACATCATAAAATAAATTATAAAGTATTTTTTGGATTTGCGTATTATTTGTTTTAATAGTTAATATATCTCCAAATTGATCAGCTAATGTTGATTCATCTGAATATATATCAAGTGC